GCTTGCGCTACGAATTCGAAGTTCCGGACACGCAGGCCGGGCGCGATTTGATCACCATCCTTGAGCGCGGCGACATCGACCAAAGTTCATTCGGTTTCCGTGTCGACAAGGACGGACAACGCTTCGAAGACATCAAGGAAGGCGACAAAATGGTCACAATTCGCACCATTTCGAAGGTGTCCCGGTTGCTCGACGTGTCCCCGGTTACTTTCCCGGCTTACCCCGACACGGTCGCATTGACCCGTTCTTTCGACGAATACCGCCAACAGAAAAACATTTCTGCTCTTGAACTCGAAAACGAGGAAAGAGCGCGACAAATCAAGCTCGCCGAGCTTGCCAACTAAACCAAACCCGACACGCACATGAATGAAGAACTGAAAGCCCTATTCGAAGAAAAGGGCAAAATTGTGAAGGAAATGCGGGATCTTGACGCCAAGCTCACCGGCGAAAAGCGACGCATGACCGGAGACGAAAAAGGCAAATGGGATGCCTGGAACAAGCGCATGGATGAACTTAACGAAGACATCCAACGCAAAGAAACGGTCGGCAGATTTGATGCCGAAGAAAACGAAAGCCGACGCGATTTCAAACCCGACAGCGACGGGCGCGAGCAGCGCACAACCAGCAACCCCGATGCCGAATTGCGTTCCGTTCAGGAATTCGAACGCTACCGGCGCGACCTGGACGCAGTGCCAGCCGAAACCCGCCAGGTTGTCGAAGGTATCCAAGACCGCGGATTCGCAAACTTCCTGATGCGCGGCTTGGGCGGACTGTCCGACGTGGAACGCCGAGCCCTTCAGATGGGCAACGGACCCGATGGCGGTTATCTGGTCGCCCCTGTGAAGTGGATGGACAAGCTTATCCAGAAAAAGGATGACGCTGTCTTTATTCGCCAATGGGCAACCAAGGAAACCATTTCCGGCGCTCATTCATTGGGATACCCATCCCTGGAAACCGACGTTTCCGATTCTGATTGGACTTCCGAAATCGCAACCGGATCCTTGGACAGTTCCTTGGCCTTTGGTTCCCGTGAATTCAAGACGAATCCGCTCGCAAAGCGCGTCAAGATTTCCAAGACCGCGATGCGAAATTCGACCATCGAAGAAAAAGTTCTTTCCCGATTGGCTTACAAGTTCGCCATCACTGAGGAAAACGCTTTTCTGACTGGATCCGGACACAATCGCCCGCTTGGGGTGTTCACCGCCAACAGTGACGGCATTTCCACTGGTCGAGACGTTTCCACCGGCAACACTACGACCGCCATTGGCGCGGACAACCTGTTCCGATGCAAATACGCATTGAAAGGCCAGTATCACCCCAACGCCCGATGGGTTTTCCACCGTGACGCAGTCCTCGCCATTCAGTTGCTCAAGGACAGCAACAACCAATACTTGTGGCAACCAGGTTTGCAAGCCGGCGTGCCGGATCGAATCTTGGGCATTCCGTTCCACATGAGCGAATACGCCCCGAACACGTTCACAAGCGGGCTGTATGTCGGCATTTTGGGCGACTTCTCGCAATACTACATTGCCGATTCGCTCGACATGGAAATCCAACGGCTGACCGAGTTGTATGCCGAAAACAACCAAGTTGGTTTCATCGGCAGGGCCGAAACCGATGGAATGCCCGTCCTTGAGGAAGCATTCGTTCGTGTGACCTTGGCGTAACACTGAAAACAGAAAGGAAAATCACTCATGAATCCTACTCTCTTGAACGACGTTAAAGTCACGATCGTAAAAACCACCCAAGCCACCGGAACCAGCGCCGTAAACACGGACTCCGTCGACATGACAGGTTACGACGGCGTTTTGTTCCTTGGTGCATTCGCAACCGCGAACGCCGGCAACTATATCAACGCCGCTCAATCCGCCGACGATTCGACGTTCGCCGACCTGGAAGGAACCAAGCAAACGCCTGGAACCAACGGCGACTTGATCGCGGTTGACATCTTCCGACCACAGGACCGCTATGTGCGCCTTGAAATGGTCCGAGCAGGGGCAACCACTGTGACGGAAACCTTTATGGCGATTCAATATCGCGGACGTAAAGGCGCCATCACCAGCGTTGCAACCCAGGAAACCCACGTCTCACCCGACGAAGGAACCGCATAATCCGTAGAGGATAAGCAAAACTAACTGGCTCGGCGTTTTCGCCACAGCGCTTTTTGCCGGGCCTCCAATTTCTTACCGAATTATGCAAGTTCGATTTACAAAAACAGTTGCCGGTCCTGATCCGCTCACGAACGGGACGCCAGGCGAAAAGCGAGACATCCCCAACGACAAGGCACAAGCCTTGATCAAAGCCGGCGCGGTTGCTCCGGTCAATCCTGCTTCCATTCGCGAGACATCGAAGGCACCTGAAGCGCCGGAGGCACGCGGACGAGGAAAAGGCAAGTCCAAGGAATAACGCATTGAATCGCATAAATGTATTCGGCACTCGCAAGAACAGTTGACGCAACGAGCGAGCCCGTCACCACGACGGAGGCAAAAACTCATTTGCGCGTCACACATAGCGACGATGACACATACATCGACGCACTTGTGAAAGCGGCACGGATCGCCGCCGAAAATTTTTGCGATCGCGCGTTCATTAACCAGACATGGCTTGCCACGTTTGAAACCACCGACAGCGAGCGGTTGCGCCTACCCCGTGCGCCGCTCGTTTCGGTGACTTCCGTCAAATACCGGGACACGACCGACGGCACATTGCAAACGGCGTCAAGTTCGACCTACGAGGTCAACACCTACGCGCTACCAGGGCAAATCAAGTTCGACACTGTGCCGGACTATGACAGCAGCTACGAAAACCCGATTCAAGTCACCTATGTTGCGGGATACGGTGCAGCAGCAAGTTCGGTTCCTTCGCCAATCATTCACGCAATCAAGCTTTTGGTTGGGCATTTCTACCAACACCGATCCGACGTTGTGAATGTGTTGGAGATCAAGCCGGAGCAATTGCCCAACGGCGTCAAGTTCCTGCTTGCGCCATACCGTTTTTATTACTCATGAAAAAAGCATTCCTTCTCGTCATTCTTTTAATCCCGGCAATGTTCGGTTGCAAATACGCAGACAAAGCCGGCAACGCGATTTTCGACCCAATCGTCGAAACCGAGATCATTCACACAAACGCCCCTGTTTTGGTTGAGCAAGTCGTGCAACTCGAAAACGGGGCATTGCACACAAACCTTGTCGAGCAATTGCAGCCGCAGACGATCGAAATCGTTTCGACGAATGGATGGGCTCTAAAAAGCGGAATTGAAACCACGATCCGCACCGCCGGCACCGTTGTGCCTTTTCCTTGGGCGTCATTGGGAGCGAATGCCATTGTTGCGACCCTGGGAGCATGGGCCGCGTTCCGTGGCAGGAAATGGAAGCAGGCGACCGTTTCATCGGTTAACGCCGCCGACAAATGGCGCCAGGTTGTGAAATCCGTTGACCCCAAAACCGACGCAGACATCAAGGCCGCAGTCATTAAGGAGCAGCGTGCAAGCGGGACCATTGACTTGATTTCGCAGGTTGTCAAAAGCGTTTTGAAGTAATGCCACTCGATGCCGGCAAGCTGAATAAAAAGATTGTCATCCAGCGCCAAGGCTCAGGCCAAAGCGGGATGGGGACACCTAACGGCGCATGGTCGACTCATGCAACCGTGTGGGCGGAACGCAAAGACCGGAAAGGCCGGCAATCTTGGGAGTCGGAAGGTGCCGGAAAAGTCGAAGCGGTCATGTTCACCGATTGGCGTTTTTACAATACGAGCGACACAAGCGACGTATCGAGCGATGACCGCATTTCATACGACTCGAAGATTTTTGAAATTTTGACAGTTCGCGAGATTGGCGAGGACATCATCGAGGCAACAACCAGGCTGAGAACGAACTAATGGCCGGCAACTTTTCCATGCGAATCAAGCCGAGTGAATTTCAGAAGATTCAAAAGAAGTTCAAATCCTTGGTTGACCGGACGCAACAAAAGGTTGTCAAGAACGCAGTCAAGGAAACTTTGAAGCCGGTCCAAACAGCAGTGAAAAGCAAGGTCCCCACAGGCGAGAGCGGGATGTTGAAGAGATCCATTCGGATCAGCACGAAGGGGTATCGCCGGAACGGAATTGTGGTCGGCATGGTGGGCGTTGCCAGGATAGCCAAGGAAGTCAACGGCAAGCTGGTGAAGCCGTCCATGTA